TTCTCGCTCATAGCCCAGCCTTTTCTCGTTTAGCCATCAGCTCAGCTTTGGCTTTCTTATATTGATCTTCTGTCATATCGACTTTGTTTTTAGCAGGGAATTTCATTTCAATTTGTCGCTGAAATTGCGTCATAGTCAATTTCCAAGCATCGGCTGCACTAGTTCCCAAGTGAACCATAGCAGCGTCTACAAACTCGCTAGCGTCGAATGAATCGCTATATTTACCTTCTTCTGATTTACCAGTTGGCTTAGCCCGCCCAGCAATACCATCAGTCATCAAGGATCGGGCAAGAATGACAAGCTCACCGTCTGGGATAGAGCCATCAATACGCTGATCGAATGTCGCGCTGTCTTTGTTACCGTCGATCCATCCCACAAGCATATCATCATAAATATCATGCTCACAGCAACTATGCATAACGCGCATAGCAGCCAACAAACACATGCGCTCGTTATGTAGCCAGTGGAAATATTGTACAATCTCTTTTGGATTGCCAATTTTAGCAATGTTTTCAAACGAAGGATTGAATAGAAAATAGTTGCCTTCTGCATCAGTCACGCCAATCTGGCCGATCTCTGTCAATGCTGCCATGTTCGCCCCTAGAATATTTTTGTATTATAGCATTGACAGTAGATAATTAATGACGCATAGTAATGTACATTAACTAGGAGCAAGAAAAATGCAGGATAGATTCATAATGCTAGACATTGAAACACTAGGAAACAGGATTAACCCTGTTATTGCTCAGATATCTGCTGTTGAATTCGACATTTCAACTGGATTGTCAAAGTCAGAATTTAATCTTCATATTGAGCATCGTAACTACAATCAATACGGCCTTACCGTAGATCAATCCACCATTGCTTGGTGGGCACAGCAGTCACAAGCAGCAAAAGATGCTGTTTTTGGATCAGAAATTACTTACGATCTAAGGTATGCGCTTGAGCTTTTTACCGAGTATGTACAGAAAGTTAGACGAGACTGTAGAGGCAAAGTATTTTTATGGGGAAATGGAATTCGTTGCGATAACGTATGGCTGTTAAGCGCATATAAAGCATGCGGGCTTGATGACCCAATTAAATACAATGAAGATATGGACTATCGAACATTGCAATATATTGCAAAGCACAAAACAGGCCATGACTTTAGAGGTGAAATTTTTCAAGGAATTCGACATAATGCAATTGATGACTGCAAATATCAGATTAAGTGCGCGTCTGCGGCTTGGAATTCTTTGATTAATTAACAAAAACCCCTCTTTAAAAAGAGGGGTTTTATTTTTACAACTCAATCAACCGAACTTTAGCCCCTACCGCGCCGCTAAGTATGACTACGCCTTGTAGATATGCTGAAATAGTAGATAGGGTAATCAATTTGCTACCCGTTGTTGCTGGAACTACGATGGTTTTACCGACTGACACGTCTATAGTGCCAATACCAGAGACAAAAACGGTAGTACCAGCATCACCATCAATCTTTAGTGATAATGCGGCCGCCGTTGTGTTGGTTACTAGCAAGATTTGCACTTTCGTGCTGTTAAAAATGATTGTATCCGATGCAGTCAGTGTTGTTTCTGGTGCATCAATAAAATCGGTTAAGTTGCTTGCTGAAATAGCTGTAATAGCGGCCATGATTATTCCTTATAGTAATTGTACGGTAACTTGACCATTAGATTCTGCACTGATAGACCATGTGCAAGCGCCATCATAAGGCATTTCTTCAGACCATTCAGTAACGATAAATGGGCCAGTGCGTACTTTGTTTGCATTAGAAATACGCAGCCAAACCTTAGCGGCGTTTGCTTTAATCGCTGGAACGGTACAAACATTTGAAGAAAATTCATCCTGATTATATGCGTCTTCTGTATATGTTACCCCGTCAGCAGAAAACGACACAGATTTAAAAGTCACTAAACTTGTTTTTGTAAAGTCAGGACTTTTATCTGCTGTTGTATCTACTGTTTCCCATTTGTCGGATAGCGACTTAGAACGAGCCATTCCTAAAGACTTCCACACCAAACTATTAACCAGTGCTGTTTCAGGGGCAATTGCGAATTCGATTTGCGTATCGCGCCCTACCATTGCTGTCATATTTAATTCCTTTTAGCTGTAAAGCATATCAATTGACAGTTCAAATACGGGCCGCATGTCATCCGTCTGGAAAAATACTGGCTCGCTCGACTGCATGTTAAAAGTGCGCCCTGAGCTATGAACATTAGAGCGCATAGCTTCTATTATAGCATTAGCGCTACTAAGTAAAGCAAATCTTGATGAATTTACTTCACCTACTAGAATAATGCTGTGATACGGATAGCGAATTACCTCTGCATTACCACCGTTTTGTGGACGAATGACTAGGTATTTGTCAGTAGGTTTGTCAGCTTCATACATGCCGAATTGCACACGGAAACCAGTGGATAAGCCGGTAGATTCAAGATAATTCTTAAGGTCTTCTGATGGTGTCATACATAACCCAAATATATATGGATCATACAGCAAGATCCTTTTTAACAATCGCATCAATAAGTGGCTTAGCTTCTTCAAAACCAAGCCTTAGAAATTCTTTCTTTGCAGTAGCACGTATAAACTTTTGTTTTATGTTTGGATCGTGAACGTATTTTGCATAGTTTGCAGTGTAGCCAAGCCTACCAACAACAGATGATCCTGTATTTTCAACTTCACGATATACAGAATTAATCAAGTTAGACGTATCACCGATTGGAGTTAGTAACGCCGCATGACTTCCACCAAGTATAAGTATCTTATGCATGGTTCCAAGCATTTTTCTTTCTTGCCTAGTAACGAAGCTGCCGATATTGTTTCTAACTGTGACCTTATTGTTAGCCATCACGTAACCAGTGTGTAATCGTCTGCGATATTCTCAAATACATCTTGGTCGCGCAATACTGCTTTAATTTCTGAAGAATCAACAAGTAACGGATTGTAAATAGAAGTAAATTCACCCACAGCTAAATAGTCGCCCTGCCCAGCCAAACTATACTCAGTCCAGAACTTCATAGTAGACACAAATTCCTGACCATTAGCCATTGTCATGCGTTCGTTTTTTACGGCATAGCTCACGGCAATAATAACCGGCTGCGCAAATGTTTTAACATGCGTCCAGTCATCTTTTCCAGTGCAGCGCCAGATGGTTGCTTTGCCAGTATTGGCCCAATTTGCGACTGAAGATATATTACACCCCCTTCAAAAATAGATTACGCTCAGCAGTACGGCGACGCGTTAGACCTGCCAAAACTTTACCATTGGCCTTGTCCCATCTTAAAAACTGATTAGCCGCTGCTTGATAATTACCAGCATTCAGAAACTTTAGCAGCGTAGAGCCTTTTAGCGCGCCAATGCCTAGGTTATATGCAAAGCTAGTAAGTGCTTCTAACTGATTTTTATTGACTGGAACTGTAACAAGCTTTTGCACGCCAGCCTTAAATACTGTCATATCTTTTTTATAGCGTTCGTCTGCTTCTTCTTGAGTCCATACAACACCCTTGCTAACGCCTACTCCCGTACTTCCCCAGCCAATCGTCCATACACCCGCAGGGCATAAATAGGCGGTAAGCTTGCAGCCTTCAAATTCTTGGATAATATCCATCAAGCGCAACCCCCATCTAAAACCATCATAAAAGCGTTATTTGTCGCTGAATTACCCACGATAGCAGTAGTGCAACCGCTTGTATCCAGCTCACGCAATTTTACACGCATTGAATCTACGCCTTTCTTACCATACTCAAACGACCGGCTAGCACCATTAGGCGCAGCTTGAGACTTGATCTTTCGCGGATCGGCAGAGCTGGCAATGATTGCAACCGCGTAAAGCTGGATAAATAACATAGTTGAAGCAGTATAACCAGCACCATCAAGGCATGGCTGAACACTGGCAACGCTATCAATCGCAGCTTGCAGGATAAAATCAGGGATAGAAACCCCGTAGGATGAATCTAAAAACTGTTTTACTTGATCTAGCGTTACCATGTATTATCACCTAGCAAAGGAGTCATAATTATTTCTATGGTTGTTTCTTGCTCACCATCTTTATTGCGCACTGATTTACGGCTTTCTTTTTCCCATAAAACAATCCATCCATCAGGTAAATTTTGCTTGTATTCCGATACAAAAATATCATGTCCTTCTGATCTCTTGTCTACACACCAAGCATAAAATTCTTCATGATTGAAGCTTCCTTGCGTATAACCAACTGCATTCTTGTATGGTATATCGCAGTAAATTACGCTGTTAGCTGGTAAATTTACATCTTGATAGCTTTTATTTGAAAAAATAACATTGCTCATTGTTTTTATTTTTTTGGCAATACCATCCTTGGCCTCTCTAAAATAATTGCGTCCGCCGCCTCTAGCATAGCCGCTGAAATAAATTCCAGCAAATGATCCGCCAAATCCTATGAAAGCTTTTAATGCAGAATCATTGCTTGATCTTGCATTGTTAAAGTCTTCCTCACTAACATTAATAGGGAATTCACGACCATTCACAGCCTCTTTCCACATGCAAATAAGCTCACGATGTACATCATTCGCCATGACTAAACCATGTTTGGATGAAATTTTGCTTGTAATGTTGCAAGACCCACAAAAAAGATCAATAAAATAACGATCTTTACTGATGTTATTTAGTAAAAACTCAGTAATATATTTTGCAGTTCTAGCCTTTCCGCCGAAATATCTCATAGTAAACTTCAATAATTGCAAATATTATAGCATAAAAAAACCTGGGTTATATTAAGACATAAACACGATGACTATGGGGCTATTTATAGTTGGCAGATCCACCACATCAAGCACATAGAGAAGAGAGACAAAACACCCGATTACTCCTATGGTGCATACCGTCATTATTGTTGAATATTTCATTACCACTTCCCTGTAAAGTTAATAGTATTCCGTGTCGCATAGATCATGCCATTACCTACTGATACACCCAATGCAGCACCCAAAGCATCAGCGGCAAGGCCTTTATAGCTGAATCCACTTCCTGACGTTGCTACTTCGTCGCGTATCTCTTTTGCAAGGCCAACAGCTAACACAGCAGCCATAGGATATAACACTGGATGATCTGAGTCTTTGAATGCTGCCGATGCAGCCACGCACATTAATGCGCTACCAGCAAAGTGTTGTTTCTTGTCTTTTCCCGTCCATTCATCAGCTTGAGCAAGACCGGATAGAAGTAGTAGAGAGATGATTAAACGATTACGCATCGTGCAACTCCTTCGATTGTTAAAACATTAATCATATATACTACTTTTACTGTTTCACTTTGGTAAGTTCCCATGAGTTTGCCTGATTTTACATCGTATATGTAGATTTTTTTCATTTTCTATCTCCACATGAAGTTATTTCGTCAAGTTCTAATTGAATTCTTTCAATTACTGCTTGTAATAACACTTCTGATGTACTTTTATTTGTTCCGTTGCCGTCTACATGGAAACCGCTGAACTCTAGCGCTCCATTTGCATTTTCATGGATATTTCCAAATATGTGCACAGTAATTTTGCTAATCTTCCCCACTCCGTTTCGTTTTGATACGTCATCTTAGTATGATGTATAAATTTATACAAGATTTATTTTTAGTACTTGATTAAATATTTATGTGCGGTATAGTTTGATACATCAACAGCGAGGATGTCATGTCATACAAAATAACTGAACCATTCTTTATCATCGTTGCGTATGTATTACTTGTCGTCGTAACTGTTATGTCATGGGTATTAATAGGCTGCATCTGGTTATTTATTGCCGGTGCGATTTGTGTTGAATGGATTTATAAAAAGGTTGTGATAAATAAATGATTAACCCATTCATGCTCCTAGCAGCAAAAACAAAGCTAACACCGGAAGAAGTAACAGATATTGCACTACGCAACCTTATATGGCTTGATCTTCTTAAGGAAAACAAAGCAGATGATGCGATATGCGGCCAGATAACACGTAATCTTGTTATCACTCAGATCATCGCAGCAGATAAGCAAAGCCGTGCTTTATATGATATGTCATGTATTGGCATAAAATCTTTCTTAAAAGCAATGGAAAGAAAAGATGATCGTGATATGAAATATATGGAGTTATCGACAGATGAATTCAAAGCAGTAAAAAAAGTATTAATAAGTTTTGGGCGCATCTTGCCGCAACTAGACTTAGGTACTATCAAAGGAGCTACTGATCGGTGGCTAGAAATTAAGCATGTTTTTGGAGGAAGGGATGATGAATAGAGAACCTATTTATAATGACTGGATTAATCACGATGGCGGAAAATGCCCCGTTGCAGGTGATGTGATGGTTGAGGTTGAGCTTGCTGACGGAACCAGAGGTAGTGCTTTGGCACGTAAACTTGCGTGGGGCGGCTCTTATAGAGACGAAAAAATTATCAAATACCGCGTAGTCAATGACAAGCCAGCATCAAATAAGCCTAGCTGGGATGATGCGCCAGCAAATGCTAAAATTCTTGTAGGTCATATTGACGGGCCGTGGTTTTGGGGTACATTTGAAGATGCAAATATCCCTAAAAATCACGGCGGCTGGGTTGGTGTTGGAAAAGGGTATTGGATATCATCTTCAAAATGCACCGGCTGGGTTGATGTTGGAAAGGGGTATTGGATATCATCTTTAAAATGCACCCCAAACCCAAACTGGCGAGAAACTCTGGAATTTAGGCCAGTAATTGACACAAACATCAACCACGTAACAACAACCAATTTAAGCGAGGAGTTGGCAAACAAATACAACAAGCCCTGCAAAGGGATCACAATCGACGTTTACGATGTTTTAA